CACTAACTAGCCTCCGAAAAAGCAACTTCTTCGACTACCTCAAAGTGTTCATCGGTCGGTTGAACAATCCATCGTTCAACGCCAGATTTTAGTGATTTTACAAATAGACCAGACGGTGCTGGACTAACCTTTATTTCCTCAATAGACCAGGTAGCTCCATGCTCCTTAATCCGATTTTTTCCGTGGCGTGTTTTGCCTTCTAATGTTATAATCTTTTTTATCATATATTATATATACACTAGGAACCATAGAATGTAAAGAGAAAATATGCTTTTTTTGTAAAAAAAACCGGGACAATATGTCCCGGTCTCCCTTATACTGTGAATCCCTCAAAGGCTTTTCCACTGGTCGTGGAAGATTGTGAGGAAGGTTGCTCATTTGTGAGAGTTTGAGCGGAATCTTCAACGTCATACAATCTCATCTTTGACCGGTCAATTCCTAGAACGAATCGTTTGTTTTTAGTTAAGTCATTGTAGCGATTCTTCAATTGCTTGACCATTATCTGATTCATACCTTCGAGTTGTTCTGTTGATATCAAAGCGAACATGAGGTCGGCTGTGGCCGGTAATCCGAATGATTCTGCAGTGTCTGTTAATTCTACATCCGTATTAGCAAACCCGCTCCTGGTAACTTGAGTCGCAGACCAAATGGGAACCCCAAATTCCCCAGCCAGACCTCTAAGCTCTTCAGCTATCGCTTTGATTAAAGAGTAAGTATTCACTGCACCACCCAATCCTTTGATTCGTGATGATGCACATATATTAATATAATCAATGAAAATCATATCAGGTTCAAAATTTCTTTTGAGTTTCAATTCATTGAGTAAAGCTCTAAAGTGACCAACATGAGCTGTTGAAGTTGGATATTCTTTGACAATTAATTTTCCATTTGTCTTAGCTTTAATCTTTCCAACTTTAGTGTCGAATAAATCTTTAGGTAGATTCTCAACTTGGTCAATGGGAACATCCATTAAGTTAGCATCGATACGTTCAGCAATTCTTTCTTCAGCCATTTCTAAGGTAATGTATAAAACATTTCTACCTTGTTCTAATCCAGCCGATGCAAGATGACACATTGCTAATGATTTACCAACACCTGTTCCAGCAAGAATAATGTTGAGAGTTTTATTTGTAACACCACCTTTAGTAATTTGATTTAACATATCAAGGTCAAATGGTATACGTTCTTCTTTTTCGTGATAGAAGTCGAATCGACCATCAGCATTCTCAATATAATCGTGACCAATATTAGCATCAAAAGAAACTGATAGAGCTTTAGTCAATATTTCTGGTATTGCACCTTCAGCATTCTTTTTATCTTTACCATCAATAATATTAATTGATGACATTATAGCAAGATAGATTGCTCGGTCTTTACACCATCGCTCTGTTGTTTTTAAGAGCCATGTCATATCAACTTCGGTTGGATTCTTAAGTTCGTGAACTAACTTTACAATCTCGTTTATATCTTGACGAGTTTTAAAGTTTGACTTTTGTAGTTCAATGTCAAGAACCGCTGAAGTTGGTAACTTATTATATTTCCCTATGAATTGTAAAAATAGTTCATAGACAGGTTTATGTTCTTTTTCAAAGTACTCAGGTTTTATATGAGGTAAGGCTTTTCTACAATAGTCCTCATTCTGAGTTAATGTTTTCAGTATTATTGTCTGTATATTCTCTTGCATTCTTGCTCTCTATTAAAATGTCTCTTAATATATCACCAATGTAGTTTTGGAACTCTTCAGATTTATTTAGGTCTTCAGTTAATGTGTCTGGTTTTTCTTCAAGACGCCAATCGAAACTCAACTTACATTGGTCTAGTTCTTTATCTTCTTTTACATTGACTTTTCCATAAGTAAATATAACATCTTTATATTTACCAGTTAAAAGTTGTAAGGAATAAAGATGACTATCACCTTTATGGACTAGTTTATAGTCTTTGTCTTCAAGATTCTGTGTCGGTATCATCAGAAGATTCCTGTAAGATTGGGCCTGTAGAGATTTTGTATTTTTTCTCTATCCATGCCATAAAGTCTGTTCTATGAAGAATGATTTGCCAGAACTCATTATCGAGTTGTTTAGCTCTTAAGTTTCCACTAAGCTCTTCACCAGTTTCGGGGTTCTTTGCCATATACCAACCTGCTTTTGGTTTAACAACATAGCCTCCCATAAGAGCAGCTTCTAAGAAACCAGAACTCTGATTAATACCACCTTCCCAAGTAACATTAATTGGAATCTTTGATTTTTCTTTTACGAATCGAGATTTCTCGACATTTATAATAAAGTTATAACCTTCAACTTCGGTTCCTACTTTTTCTTGTTGACGTCCAATAATCCAAATGTTATCTGCGGAATAATAAATTCCTGTTCCACCAGAAACGATTTGTTTTGGAAATAATCCTTGTTCTTGATATGTGTGATTGATTGCAAGTAAAGGAATATCTTTCAATGTTAACATTGGAGTTACCATACGGAATAATCCTTTAAGAGCTTTAGCTCTAGTCATATCAGCAACTGACTTTTCATTTAATGCATCATCAAGTTCTTTCTTTGATGCGATATTTCCAATAGAGTCAATGATAACAATTACTTTATCTTTTCTATCTATTTGCTCTAATTGATTTACAATATCAAATTTTAACTCTTCAATGTTAGTTACTGGAGTGTGTAAAACTCTTGATGTATCAATACCAAATGATTCAAAATATCCTTGCGGAGAACCAAACTCAGAATCATAAAATAGAAGAACTGAATCATCATGTTTCTTCAAATACGCTGATGCCATCAATAAAGCAAAAGAAGTTTTGAAATGTTTACTAGGACCAGCAAGTACTGTCAAACCAGATGCTAATCCGCCTTTAATAGAACCAGATAGCGCGACATTAATCATACCTACTGGTGTTGGAGTTAATTCTTTTTCGTCAAATATTTTTGACTCCGACAAAACTGACACTCCTGCCACCTTTGACGTTTTTTGTAATTTTTCTAATAGACTCATAGTTACCTTTTTAATTTAGTTGCTATTATATAATATTTGGATGTAGATGTCAACCGATAAATTCATCGAGTGACGCTGTTGCTTCAGCAAATTCTCTTCGCTGATTCAAATTATTTTGTCTGACAAACTCTGAGTGGATTACATCAAGTTTACCATCTAAGTAAAGTTTTACACTTTCAGCCATGTCCTGTGCAGTAGTAACTGGGACGTTCTGACAAATCATGTTTAGATTTTTTGTACCACCTTGTAGCTGAAAGTCTTTTGGCATTTTCATAATTGATAATGCTTCTCGAATTGTAATATATCTATCTTCATCGGGGTGAGCTAATTGTTTAGCAAAGTGACCAACGAACGCCGAGGTATGTCCTTTTCCTAATTCAACACAACGTCGCATTATATTACCACCATCTTTTAATTTATTATACATTCTTAATGCAGAAGCAGATGGTTTTTCAAGTCCCTTTTCTTTAAACCAAATAGAAGCTTCTTTAAATCCATTTACTCCACGAGTATCTTCAACATAGTTGATAGGATTTGTAGACTTCTTTAGTTTCTTATAAAATTCTTGGTGAGTGATTCCACCTTCGAGTTCTTCAAGTACATATCGATACCAAGGGTCTTCACTTGGTTTAGATTTATTAACTACTTCATTCATAGGGTCATCATCTGAAACAAATGCATTACGTATACATTCTTCGATTGGTTCTTTTTCTTTACTGAAGTAAGGAAGGTGAGGGCAATACTCATCTTTCCAAAAGAAGTAGAAAGAACGATTACGTACTTGACCTAATCCGTGAAGAGTCGACTTTGTTTTATAAACTGTAAATGTATATCCGTATTCTTCACCAATGCGTCGTAACTTTTCTACGACAGGTTTACCCATATTACCATAAAGACCTGGTGCATTCTCACCCCATAGTACTTTTGGTTGAACTTTTTCAAGAACATATCGTGAAGATTCTAACATCCAATCGTTTGTTGCAGAATCTGCAGAAGCAGAAGTATTCAACATCGATAGACCTGCACAAGGGCAAACAGAATTGACTACATCAACTTTATTAGGTGCCTTTCCACCTTCATCAAGTACATAATAAGGAACTTCATTCTTATAATAGTTTAATAGTTGAGAATCATTTGCTTTAAATCCACTATAAGATAAAATGTATTCTGGTTTTTTTCCAAATGCATTTTCCATTGCTATTGTTTCACCACCAATAAGGGGTATAATACTTGCGTATGTATAATTATTTTTCATAAACTTTTTCCTCACTTTTAATCATGTCGCCAACTAACGTATCTAAATTGTATTTTGGTTTCCATTGTAATATTTTTTTTGCTTTAGAGCAATCACCAAGTAATACATCAACTTCGGCGGGTCTAAAAAATTCTGCTGCTGTTTTAATAATTGGAGTTCCATCAGGTGTAAAAAATTCATGTTCTTTCTGAACAAAATCAATGTTCAAATATTTTAAACACTTTTCAATAAAATCTCTAACAGTATGAGTCACGCCTGTTGAAATCACAAAGTCTTCTGGTTTATCTTGCTGCAAAATTAATCTCATAGCTTCGACATAATCTTCAGCATGACCCCAATCTCTTTTAGCATCTAAGTTTCCAAGATAAACAGGTTGTTTTGTATGTACCCAGTTGACTAATCCCTTAACAATCTTTTGAGTTACAAATTCTGAGCCACGTAAAGGACTTTCGTGATTGAATAAAATTCCACAACATGCAAACATATCGTATGACTCTCTATAATTTACAGTCATATAATGAGCATAAGCTTTAGCAACACCATAAGGTGACCGAGGGTGAAATGCTGTCATTTCGTTTTGTGGTGTTTCTCTTACCCGGCCAAACATTTCACTTGTTGATGCTTGATAAAATTTTGTATGTGGACTTCTTTGTCTAATTGCTTCAAGTATATGGAGAACTCCATTCGCATTTACCTGAGTGGTTACATGTGGTTGTGTAAATGATAAAGCAACAAATGATTGAGCACCAAGATTATAAAATTCATCAGGTTGATATTTACTAATAATATTTTCTGCACTATATGGTTCAGTTAAATCAAAATCAACCATTTCGATTTCATCTTCAATACCAAGATATTTAAGACGCCAATTTTGTTGACCGGTATTTCTTCTTCTGGCACCAATAACTTTATATCTTCTCATAAGAAGATTTTGTGCTAAGTAAGCTCCGTCTTGACCGGTGATTCCTGTTATGATTGCTGTTTTCATTTACTTTTAATAACTCTTTCTCTCAACTCACTAGATGAAAAAGAATGTCTACGTTTATTATAATGTATATTACATAAACCTTTTCCTGTGTGTTCTTTATCTTTATATTCTTCACCCACGATTCTAATGTCTGGGTTTATTGTTAAAATCATATCTACCAAGTCTTGTTCAGTTTCAAAAGGTATAACTTCATCAACATATTGACAAGATGAAACTTGAATGTATCTCTCGAATACAGATTGCACTGGTTTGTTTTTAGAATCTGGTCTATCTTTTGTAGGGTCAACTAATAATCCTACTACCAAATAATCACAAAGAGACTTTGCCTCTTTGAGCATTACTATATGTCCAGCGTGGAATAAATCAAATGTAGATGCGGTTAATCCGACTTTTGGTTTTTCACTTTGTTGCATAATGTATTTATTGTCTTTTTAATATTTACTTTCCAAGAGCTATCTGCATATGGGTACATCCTGCAAAGATTAGCGATTGCATGTATTTGTATTGTCTTTATATTTATGTTTTTATAAAGATGGTTTTTTTCAAGATTCCGTTCAATCGTTCTATCAGATAGAGGGGTTGCTTTAAGAAAGTATGACGCATAGAGTTTTCCTAAATCGATTACCCACGAAGAATATAGACTTTCTTCTTGTATAGGGTCAATAAAGTAAACTTCTTTTCCATACTTATCACTCATAATATTTTCGAATGATGCATCACCATGTCCAAAAGTATAAGGAGTGTTTTCATATTCTTTTAATAGATACTCTCGTAAAAATAAGTCTATCTTTTTAGACTCTACTTCAGGTACACCATAACTTGATAATCTATTACAACATCTGTCAATGTATTTACGATAGAGTGCTATTTGTTCTTTTGGTTCTTGGTAACCTTCGAGTGGTACTCTTCCATCAAACTTCATAATCTTTTGAATAATACCATCAATCGAACCAGTATATTCGTAAAGTCTTTCCATTCTAATTGTATTACCAATTAATGAACGAATCTTTGGAACTTTAAATCCTCTATCTTCTGCAGCTTCGAACCACTCGATAACTTTACCTGGATATTCTTTATGTACTTTTACAACATCACCTGTTGCTTTATCGATATAAACTTTATCTCCACTCCAACCCACAAGTTCTTCTTGGTCAAAATTCTTTACAAAATCATCTGGTGTTATTCCTTTATCATCAATATAATAAAGACCTAACTTTTTCTGAAAACATAAAGATGTATACCTAACATTATGATTTGCTAACCATTCTTCTATCTGAGGTCTATATGTTTTATCTGCCTCTTCTCGATTCTCGCAAGAAAGAGAACCTCGAGCGGTTACTATGTGAATGTCCCAACCTTTTTTATGAAGGTCGTTTAATTTATCAATCAAAAGTTTATTTGGTAATGCATTATTCCAATCACGATTTTTTGTGAATGCAATAGTGTCATCAAAATCTACTACTAATGTTTCTTCCCACTTGGCCATTTATCTATCAATTCATTAAGGGTTAATATAGCTACATCATTTAATCTGCTACCATCATAGTACGACATTTTCAGCATGTTGTCAAGAAGATTTCTTTTGTGAAGGTACTCTGAATTGTCGTTTTCTAAAAGTTCGATTTTATCGTGAAGGTCTTTGGAATCTTTTACTCTAAAAAAGTCTGGTACATTTAAATGATTGTTTGTGTCATAGTCGGGGTGAAGAAATGGAATAATTCCGTGATGTGCCATTTCCCAAAACTTAGCAGTTACCCAACCTTTCTTAATCGGAATACAGAAAGTGTACTTAACTCTATCTAACATACCCATCAATTCATTAAACTTCTTAGGTCCTTTAAATCGAGAGTCTTCGCTAATTCTTTTTGATTTCAGATTCCACTTACCATAAATGTCTACATCTTGAACGTGGTCAAGTACATAATGTTTTAAATCTTTATAGCGAGACGGATTACCTTCATTACAAACAATCATCATTTTAATATCTTTTTTAGATTGTGGTACAAAAGCACCTAATGGATTATCGTCTTTTTTTCCAATCAGAAAAGTTGTTTCTACTTCAGAATAAACTGCTCCAATTCTATCAACCACTTTAGTTGTATCTTCATAAGACTTTTGGTGTTTAAATTCTATCCATTCATCAAACTGACTTAGAACAATCTTTGGTGGATTGAATAAGTCATACATCGAACCAGGCCAAAGTCTAGGGTCATTTAAAATAAAAGCGTGAGGTATCATTGTCTTATTTAAAAATTCCATATAAGGACCAGTGTATGTATTATGACAACATAATGGTTTTGCCAATACACCTTCTGACTTATAAGTCTTCCCAACTACATTATGTTGACCTGCAAATCCTACCATAAACAAACCACAATCAAGCTTCGGTAAGTTTGGTAAAATCTTCTCATTCATAAAAGTAATGCGATGAGAACAATTTTCTTTATACTTTGGATTGTCTGCATTCCACTCAGAAAAACCTTCCATTAAATCAAACACATTACCATGTTTATTGATTCGACTTCTTTCTTCTGGTTTAAGTCTGCAATAATCTGATGCACCGACAATATAAAAATTCTTTTTCGGATTCTTATGAAAAAGATTCTCAAAAAATACAGGAGCATCGATGTCTCCACCATGCGCACCCCATTTCGTAGAGTCAAATAAAATTGACTTACCTATTTTCCCAATTGCTATATTCATTGTCTTGTACTTTCACTAAATTTCTCATTGAAATAAAAATTAATCCAAAAGAAATTGCTAATGCTATTACTATAATTGTTTCAGCCATAATGTTACCCCCACTATCATTATTAATATTGTTATATACAACATCATAGTTTGTATAAAATCTTTTTTCCTGTTTACTTCATAACTTGCGCTATTACTTGTGATTCTTTCACCTTTAACTCCATGGTATACTTTATTCTTATTCATAATCAAACATTTTATATTCAGTTATATTTATGCCTGCGATTCTCATAAATTCTTCGCCATAACGACAACCATCCGCCCACTTACCGCCATGTACATTAATGTCTGGCATTACGACTCGTGCAACTCCTGTTTGAACTAAACCTTTCCAACATTCACTACAACAAGGTAATCCCCAAATATAAACAGTTGAACCTCTTAATTTAACTCCGTGTTCGACCGCATTGTAAATCATATTTTTTTCTGCATGAACCATTAATCTAAGTTTTACATCTCTGTTATGCAAAAGAGCTTCATCATCTTCAATGCCTTTTGGAAATCCATTATAGCCAGTTGCAATAATTTTTCTATCCTTTACTGCAATCGCAGCAACTTGAGTGGACGGGTCTTTTGACCAATCGGAAATCTCTTTTGCTACTTTAATGAATCTTTTATCCCACTTATCCATCTGTAGCACTTATCCATCTATTATTAATATAACTTTCTAAATCTGCGTATTGTCTATCGTCCCATTCTTTAACCAAATCAAAGTGTCTTTGATAGATATGTAATGAGCCAACACTCCATTGTATGTCACCTGGCTCTACTGATAACTCTTCTGCTAATTTTAATTGAACATATTTCTGCCATGCCCAATCATTATTATAACCAAAGATAACATCATTCGAACGCATTTGAACGACTGAATGTAATTTGTTATCTCGAATTAAATACTGAACAGCATTAGTACAAACGAAATCACTCATGCCACTAACAAATGCATCTTCGTGCATGCTTGGTCGAGTATAAATCATAACTGCTCGACGAGAATTAGGATTAAGTCTCAATTCATTTGCAACTTTTTCATACTGAGAATAATTATTTTCACTAAAAGCAAGATACCCATAATTAGAATTAATCTGCCCGTTATCACTTGATACGTCTAGCCAGATTTGTGGGGTCTTACCAGGAATGTCATCTACATTAAGTGATTGACTTTCATACCATTGTAATTCTCTTTTGATATAGTCTGCACTTGGAGTTCCAAATATTGATGGCTCATCTGCAATGAATGATGCATTAACTATTTCGATTGTTTTTACACCAGACTTATCTGTTACGAAATCTTCATCTTTGAGTTTATAGGCAAACTCATTTCTAATATCTTCTACTATATTATACATTGTTTTTATCTTTCAGTTTTGTTCGATTTAAAAAGTCTTTGTTAGGGTCTTGACCTTCAATTCCATTTCGCATATATGCACCGATGAAAGATGCATAGTTGATTAAGTCTTTACAGGAATCTTCAACTGATTCAAAGTTCTGTTCATAATTAGGGTCTTTTTCCATTGCTTCGATTACTGAATACATACGAAGAACTTTAGCATAGACAATATCTAAAATGGTAAGAACACCACGTGGATAATAATCTGCTTGCTTAATCCAAGACTCTTTGTTCTGATAGTCATCTGACTTTTTTAGTTGCAATGCAATTGCTTCATTAATAATTTTAATTGATTCTTTGTCCATAATATATACTATACACTATCTTTCTCTTTTTGTAAATAATAAAATTCTAATATAAAAAATAAACAACACAATGCATGAGCCATGTGATGTAAACCTGTTTCGGGGTCATGAGTTTCACCTCTTAACCACGCCCACATATGTCTACTTGCCGCTGCAAAGTATCTATTATTTATGTTATCTAATTTCTTCCAATTATGTCGGTCATATTTCTTGGCACCGATTGTAAGAACTTTGGCAACATCATCTAAAGCATTAGGTGGAATCAAAGAATAATCTGGTTTATCGTCATCAAACTTGATACCACCATTCTTAGATTTCTTTTTAGCCACCTTAGCTTTCTCTTTCCATTGCAATTTCAAACTATCTGAATCCATCACCAGCGACGACCTCCACATCTTGAAATTTGCATTGCTATATTTGCTTTCTTTTGACGTTCCGCTTCCATTTCACGGCGATAGATATCTGTATATCCACCGGATTGTATGTTGCGCATCCGATTGGACACGACTTGACATTTAGCTGCTCTACTCATAATATATAATACTATAGACTATGATATAGCAAATGTAAAGAGAAAAATGTAGTTTTTTAAATATTTTCTTTGTATAAATAAGAGATATAATAATCAATTAGGAAAAATAAATTTATGGCAAACAGAATTGCAACGATTAATACAAGTTCAGCTACAGGTAATTTTCCGTCGGCTTCTGGTCAAGGATTCAGCGGAAATGCTAGAACTCTCGCTTTTCAAGGAACCTTTGCATCCGGCACAATAAAAATTTCTGCTTCTTATGATGGTGGAACTAACTTTATTACTCTTACAGATGCAGATGGTTCTGACATAGCTATCACTTCAGATTCTATTGTAAACATTTCTTTAGGAACTGGAGTTAAAATAAGATATGATGTTAGCGGAGTCAGTGGTACTATGGACGTTGACGTCTACATGGCATAAGGAGTAATCTATGGCGCTCTTCGATAAAAGACACGGTAGAGGAAAGCCTGGTCCTCATGCATCAAAAGGTGTTGCTAAATCTTCTGGTGCAGCTACTTTTGGTGTTTCAAGTGAAGCAGAGATGGCAGCCAAAGCGCCAATTGGCCCCAAGATTGCAAATAACCATATATCCAATCCAACCTTTAGTGCAGATGGAGCATATCCAGCAGCTCAAAATTCTCATGCACAAGATAAGAGTGCATTAAATGGTAGAGGTTCAACTGATAAGAACACTATACTTCCACAATATTGGAATCATTATTGCTCTCTTTATACAGGTACCGGCCAAAACTATGATACTCTTTTAAATAACTATTTTTTAAGAAACCGAAAATTTGCTACTGATTATAGAGACCAAGCCGCAGAAATTTCTGCAAGTTATGCTAGAGGTAATAATAATGATAACCAATATGAGATTGGCGAGAATCAAGATAGAGTATTAGGACTTTATGGTAACTCTGGATATATAAATTCACGAAATAATGATGCCGATAGAAAACATGGTGATATACCACTTTATGGCCATTCTACCGCGGTACCTGATGGTGACACAACTCTTGCCGACGGAGAAGGTTGGGTTAAACATTCTTATTACCAAATCGTAAATGTTCCGTCTGGCGCACAAGGATGCAGATTTGGAGCTTATGTTCAATGTCCATCTTTTGACGCATTTAATACTAAAAACTTTGCGGCTATAGAAATAGTTCAAGCCCTAGACGCTACAAACGACCCCCTCAATAATGCCAATCATACTCGGGTAGTGAGAGCTGATGCTATTACTTTTAGTAACTCTGCTCATAATCTGCCGGCGACACTAACAACACCTTTTTATACTAAAACAGGAGATGATGCTAAATTTAATTTTACTGGGATAGCACCAAGTCAAAGTGGAGATTACCCAGCATACCCTAATGATTTTCTATGGCCGAGTGAAATTGTTGCTTTTGGTAGTGCAGCGCTAGACCTTGGTGGAGTTAAAGGAGCAGCTTCTGGTCAATCTGATTCAGATTATAGAGACTTTAAATTAGTAGATAGAGTTTTTGGCGGTTCAGGTCAATTTATTCTTAATGAGAATAATAATGCTGCATATTCGACCCTTAAATTTGAATTATCTTTTTATGAGAACACCGCAAATATAACAAGTGCAGTGGGAAGTACGGGGTCAGGTAGTGTACGATTCTATTGCCCATTTATCCAATTCTATAAAAATGGAGTTAATGTATCTGATTATGCTGATGACAACAATATAATACCTACTACAGCTAGCTTAAGAGTGGCTCACACTGGATATGGCTCAGGGCGAGTTATAATAAATGGTGTGAATTATAACTATGATGGCGGCCTGACCACTATTAAAACAGACCTTTTTGATATTAATAATGCTACAATAAATGTAAGATTTGTGGCCATCGGTGTAGATGCTATCTTTGATGGTGAACCAACAGTAAGCGGTGCAACTCTAAGTGGTGATACCTTTGATGAAGAAGAGTCTGCAGACGTTACTATTATTTGGGACCGAACATCTTCGAATGTGGATATTACCACTGACGGACTTAAAGATTAATGGCGCATTCGGCAGGACTCGAACCTGCGACCGACGGATTAGAAATCCGTTGCTCTATCCGACTGAGCTACGAATGCAATTCAATTCCTGCTTCTGTATAAGCCTTATCTGAATCTGGTCTTTTTGACCTATATCCTAATTCAGTTAATTTGTTGTCTTCTTCACGAGTAACCCAGGCGACAACATTTTCTTTATTTAGAATCTCTGTAGTTTTTTCTGGTTCAGCTATAAGTTTCTTCCATATTTCTTCCAATGGATTCTTATGTTCCCTTAATAATAGTTTGCGACCAGGGTCATATTTTGGCTGTTTATTCCAATCTAAATCTAATGGTATATTATTTTCTTGAGCCACTTTTAAAGCTTTCTCGGACCAAAGTTCCTTTGTGACAATCTGACGAATCAACATTTTAGTTCCATACTTAATACCTGCTTTTTCTTTTTTATCTTCGCAGATATTAAATTGTTCTATGCCGGTTTGAATAACTTTATATAAATGTTTCATAATAAAAATGGGGTAGTTTACACCAGTGACTTACCCAGGTCACAGATTCTTACTTATATCGATTCGATAGCGACATTAAAGTTGGCGCCCATAGTCCTACAAAGATACCTGTAATAGTATTACTTTGAAAGATAATAATGGACGCTACTACTGACGCTAATGAAGCGTAGAAGAATACTGAGTTCTTAGTTGCTTTTACCATAATATTTTCCTTATACATTTTTCATTGCATACTCGATTGCTCTTGAAGCTTCGAGTTCTAATGGTCTGTTCTTATACCAACCACCTGTTTCTGAATCTATCTCTTTACAGAGAGCTGATATTTCTTTTGGTGTAATCGGATAACTTCGTTTCAATGCTTTAGCCGCAACTGAAACCATTATCTGATACATTTTGTGATACCAACCAGTTTCATTTATAACTTGATATTCAGTAACTAATTGTTTATTCACAAAAGGACAATCTCTATAACTACTCCACTTAATGTCATAATTACAAAGATTATCTTTCTTAAATTGTTCTAACATAGCGCTAACATCTGCACCCCACTTACCATTATTAGATTCTTTATAAGCTTGAAAGAAATTATGTTTAGCCATAATCTCGTCGGGGTCAATCATAGGTGCATCTTTATGAGAGAAAATAAATTTATATGAACCAGGGTAATCCGCAGGAACATAATACATTCTACTCAAGTCTTTCGTTTGTGCATCTCCGATACTACCAAACTCGTGATTGATAGCATACCATAAGTGTTTAATCTTTTCAGCCGGTACTCTTTTAGTAAGAGGTAATATTATTCGGAACTTTGGTTTTTCTTTTGTCGAAGACGCTGAACTATAGCAAACGAATCGATTTGCTTTAAACTTTTCAATGGCTTCATCAAATGTTCCATCGTATTCGTCAATATCGAGAGCGACCCACCCTGCCCATTCGACCACATTCCTGTTCGCACGAGTCGTTTCCACCTCATACGTCGCCGGTGTGATAAGTGGCGAACCGAGCCGCCTGTCGTCTTTCTTTGGTTTATATCCTGGTTTTTTACTGAGTTCATATAATAGTTCTTCAAGTTCATCAAACGTATCAAAATCCATACGCCGATGAGTTTTGTTATCAAAAATTGATTTAAATATTGTTAGACTATAGTCCACGTAGTTTTCCGTGATTAGTTGTATGTTCTGGTGCGGTCCAACCTTCTGGCTTTTTCAAATCTGGTAGTCCTAAAGGATTTGGTCGACCTTCTTTAATTCCTGGTTCTTTTTTCATATTTGCTAAGAGAACTTCACCCCATGCTTTATTAGCGTCAACACCAAATAAGTCAAGAGTTCCAATTGCTACAACACACAAATCAATTAATGCGTCAACTACTTCTTCTGCGTCGACTGGTTGATTTGGAGTTGCTGCTTTTTTTAATTCATCAAGTTCTTCTTGTAAGAAGTTAATTCTAAATTGTAGAAATGACTTCAGCTGTGGCTTGTCGAGTTTATCGACAGCATCTTGCATTTTGTAAAGATAATGCATGCATTTAATATCATCTGGCCAATTACTCATTATGTTTATAATATATCCTATTTTGAGGGTTATGTCAATTAAAATTCAAAGAATGCTTGAAGGTCTGATACTGGTTCAACCGTCCAACCGATTGAGTCAAGTATAATCTCCAAGGGTTCAGTGAATGTCTTTTCAAATTGTTTGTTATAATCAATGTATTTATGCAATCCAAACTCACTAGGCAATACACTATCGAATGAAATAACATTTTCTTGTATTGGATTAGGAGTCATAAGGTGAATAAATTTAACTTTGTTACCATCTTCAACTCTTTCGTATTCATCTTCTAAACCGAGTACTTTGAGTTGATGATTATATAAAAGAGAACCTCGAACATGTATTGGTGTACCTTTAGCATAGATAGAAGAACGAGAACGAAACTTTTCAATACCATTACAACTTCTAGGAAAAGATATTTCTTCTGGTGGAAGTTTGAAGAACTCTTGTTTAAATTCAGCAATGGCTTTTTGAGTTCTATCTTCATCGCCTTTGACCATAATCTTAAACATTCGTTTCATAGCATCTCGGCAAACCATCGGAGTTGATGACTTAACAGCTTCGATACCCATCATCTTAATTTTAGGTTCCGCAAATCGAACGCCTTCGGAATCGATTACATTAAGTATGTATCTTTTCTTAGCAGTCCATATTCCACGATCGGCAATCACTTCTCGTTTCATAACCATTCGAGACTTAAATGCATTTGTCTTTTTAGCATAATCTTCGAATGCAGACTCTAAAGCAGGTTCGATAATTTTCTTAGCAAAGCCATCTAATAAATCAACAGGGTTCTCTTTTGGTTGAGCATTTACAATATCTGAAACGTTTATGTAAACTGAGTCAGTATCCATTGCAATTACTCTGTCAATTTTGTCTTTGAATATTTTTTGTAAAAGGTCATTAACTGCTTTCTCAGCGGTTCGAATAACAGTCTGACCGGTTAGAGTCACACCTTCAGCCATCATCGGTTCATAGTACTTGAACCATTTATTTGCCATCGCTCCGTAAAGAGAGTTAAGTAAAATCTTAATCGCATGTTGTGTGGTCTCGAGTCGAGTAATCTCAATATCAATTGCTTTAGAAGATTTAACTTCTCGTTCTTGTTTCTTCTTGAGCATTTGATTCTTTACTTCAACTCGATGAGCATATAGCTTTTCAACAATCTCTGGTATAATACCCTGCTTTCCGTTTGTAAAGACTGCTCCATTACCACACATAGAATAATGTTCCTCTGGTTTAGGGGCAGAGTTATCTAAAAGTGTATCTGGTCTTACTCCCATCTTTTGGTCAAGAGGTCGTAATGTTTCGGGTGAAATATTATTCTGAACAAGAATGTTAGGATAAAGTGAATTTAAATCAAAAGACATTACCCAATCATGCATGCCTTCTTGAACTTCTTTAACATATCCGCCGGCAATCATCTCTCCGCCAGATTGTATTTGATAGTCACTTTGTTTAATCTGTTCAATGTGAGGAACTTCTTTCTTCCGTTTTAAGTTTCGATAAATGATAGCATCCCATATTGCAGTCGTACCAAGAGTGTCAGTATAATTAACTCCACCCATATAGGCAACCGTCATAACCAGAGTAATAAGTCCGAGTTTTTCTTCTAGTCTTTCAAGAAGTTCAACGTCTTTGACATTGTAGTCAATGAACTTCTGGTAATTATCATTATGTAAATTCTTTAAGTTACCAAACTCAGAGTAATCAATCTTTTTCTCGCCAAGTACAACCGTGGAAATGTGGTTAAGTGAATAAGATTCTTGGTTACCATAAGTATAAGCAAACTTCTTAAATAAGTCCATATAGTCCAAGTCTGCTACCCCTTGAATCCGATAAGCAACATTCATTCGACCACGAATAAAAATTTCTTGACGTTCTACTAGATTCCACGGTGAGAATTGTTTAACTATTTGCGTGTCAAGTAGGTGAGCAGTTCTTGAAACTAAATAAGGTATATCAAAAAGTCTTGAGTTCCAACCCGTAACAATATCGGGGTGATTTTGCGACCAATGAGTCAAGAAGTCGTGAAGCATCTCTTGCTCATTCTTAAATTTATAATAACGAACTTCTACGTCAAGTTCTGATTTTTCGGGGTCATAGTCACCCATACCCCAAACTCGATAAAATGTTTCTCGTGAACTTTTGAGACAGATTGAAAGAATCGGTACTATAGGATTATCTGGTTGTGGAAAACCATATCCGTATTCTGTCTCAATATCGAAAGACCAAACATCTACTAGGTCTCGATTAAACTTTATTTCATTAGGAAAAATATGTTGAATAAAAGCAGGAATATGTTTTTTATTCCCATAAAGATTTGCAACTCCTCCGTGAGTTTTAACAAAATCTTTGTATTCTGACATTGAACCCATCTGTAATGGTTCAACATTTTTGCCATCTAAAGAATGCCACTCTGTGGTAGTCTTTTTGGATTCAAGGTAAATAGTAGGTTTATAGGGAACCCTCTTTTGAATCCGTTTACAATTCTCATCATAACCACGATATAATAACTTGTTACCATATCGCTCTACACTTGTATAGAAACTTTCACTCATAATATAATATAGACTACCACAGATCGGCAGAAATGTCAATTAAAAATAATTAATTAAAGGGCGAAAGGCCGGAGAGGAGCGACCTCTCCAAACTTTCTTGATACGCGGCAGGATTTACTCTTTACCTGCATTGCCGGAGCTGCAACTCTCTGCAGCCAGACCTATAGTAGTTTTATCCAACAAACTCGGTTTACTCTGTATGGCTATCTCCACTTGGCCGTTACCATCGAGCTCCGATAC